GATTCTAAGCATGGTTGCAAACTGTTTCACGAGACTCATGATCTGCCTGATTATGGCAATCTGAAGCAACGGTTACTTACTGAAGTTAACTATGCTGTAGCTGCAGCGACGGAAATTATTGACATTCTGGGTGATCGCCACATGGAAGTTCACTTGGATATCAATCCTAATCCGAAGCATAAGTCATCTGTGGCGGTTAAGGAAGCACTAGGATGGGTAAAGGGTTCGCTCGGTATCGATGCCAAGGTGAAGCCAGAATCATTTGCTGCAACCCATGCTGCAGATCATGTTGTGAGACACTAAAATAGTTGTGTACAATTAATCCATTGTGGTGTAGGTTAAGAATATAAGCAATGGAGATGATTATGACTAATCGCACTTTCAAAATTTGGTTTGCTTTTTGTGTGGCTATGATTCCTGTTGCATTGATTATTCGGACTTCTGTTTGGAATGAATGTCGAACAGAAGGCAATAGCTTAAGCTATTGTATAGCTTTGATTTCTTCGAAGTAAACTGAAAAAATAATTGTATAAAAAACAGTAATTATATTATAAATAAAACTCTATTGGACTCGTAGCTCAATCGGGAGAGCGCCAGCTTGTCACGCTGGAGGTAGTGGGATCGAAACCCATCGAGTTCGCCATTCTGTGTCGGTGAGGGAAACCGGTAATCCGCGGGTCTCCAAAACCTTGAGAAGTAGGTTCGATTCCTACCACCTTCGCCAGAATGTTCTTTGACAATTGAATAACCTTTTAAAAATATACACTGGAAGTTCCTGTGGCGGGCTAGCTAATGAGTCAGCTTTAATTATAAAGCACATCCGAGGATGTTTATATAGGAACGTAAAGAGCGAAATTACTGTCGTTGCGAGACAACACCTCAGTAGCCAGTGTATTAAATTTGCGAATATAGCTCAGCTGGGAGAGCACACCCCTGATAAGGGTGAGGTCACAGGTTCGATCCCTGTTATTCGCACCATGGAAGCGTGGCCGAGTGGTTTATGGCCCTGGTCTTGAAAACCAGTGTACCTTCATGGGTACCGTGGGTTCGAATCCCACCGCTTCCTCCATTTTCAAGGACAGGTGGATGAGTGGTTGAAATCACCTCACTGCTAACGAGACGAACCGCAAGGTTCCGAGGGTTCGAATCCCTCCCTGTCCGCCATGGTGGTTGTAGCTCAGTGGTAGAGCAGTGGTTTGTGGTACCACATGTCGCGGGTTCGATCCCCGTCTTCCACCCCATGGGCACGTGGCGAAATCGGTAAACGCACCGGACTTAAAATTCGGCGGGAAACCTTGCGGGTTCGAGTCCCGCCGTGCCTACCAGATTATAGTGCAGTTCTTTTAATACCACAAAAGTATAAATCGGCTACTTCCAGATCAACGGCAAAAGCATGCTCATCGAATAGATAGTCAAAATTGAACGGCGTTCTAAAATCTTGTTCGGTTAGATTCTTATAATAATCTTCCCACCCATATTGAATAGTCAAAGGACTGCAATCTGGCATAGATCTTACAGTTCCATGTTCTTGTCTACCTGTGGTGCCGCATGTGAATACTAATAGTCCGCCTGGTTTTGTCATTCTCCACATATTAAAGAATGTTTCTAACCAAAATGGATTGTGTTCAAAACACTCACATGATATCACTGTGTCATACATTCGATCTGGACCATTATATTTTTGTCCTTCACAGATGATATCAACCCCAGGTCCTGAACCTATATCAACTCCGGTATAAACACAATTTTTAAAAAGGTCTCTGACCGTGCCGCTTATGTTTAAGCTGCCTACTTCCAACACCACGGAATTTTTGAAGTTTGAAGGATACCGGTCTCTAACCGTTTTGATATAATCGATCTGCTGTGGATGTGACATAATTTGATCTTTCATAATAATGTGACCAATGGATGGTACTGTTATATATCTGTGTTCTCTCTAACAAATTATTTTTCAGTCAGCGCATTTTTGTGTGTACAAATTATGCAATATGTCGTAGAGTGAATAATAACGAATGGAGATGAACAATGACTGCCTACGATCTTTATATCGCAAACGTTCGTGGCCAGAAGCTCTCGGGTTTCTATCGCTACTGGGCCAACAGCCTCAATGAGGCACGTGCTCAGTTCCGTAAGGATCGTCCCGATTGGGACTATCTGAACCTTGAAATTCTTGCTGCAGTTTAATAAAGGAATTTGTCATGGAAGTTTTTGTTTTGATGGGTGAGATTGACTACGAAGGCGATATGTTAATTGGTACCTATGCTTCTTTTGAGGAAGCAGTGGACGCACAGGGTGTATATACCCGTGATCACGATGTTTTTGATCGTTATGTGGTTATTCGCAGTGTCCTCGGTGCTGCTGCTTGTTATACTCATGATGATCGTGTTTACATTTAATTTTAACGGACGCTTAGCTCAGTAGGTAGAGCACCGGGCTTTTAACCTGTAGGTCCTGGGTTCGAGTCCCAGAGCGTCCACCAGTTTGAATTGAGTTGCGTGTTTCTCGAGATAAACGCTTCCAGTTCAACATCGTATGTTGTTGCCACCGTGACAGATCGATGTAAAAGATCCCTCAATAGCTAGTGCCTAATAAGCGGTAGCAGTTAACGGTGGCCCGAGTTTCAAAGCTCTGGGCTTAGATGTTGCTTCGTAGCGGCTAATACGGTGGAAACACCTAGAGGAACATCCAATCTGGTGCAAAGCCAGTCAAGTTTTATGGACCATTAGCTCAGTTGGTAGAGCGCGGGACTCTTAATCCTTAGGTCGTAGGTTCGAATCCTACATGGTCTACCATTTATGTACAGTAAGATCCCCTGATGTGGGTCGGGAGCGACTATGGGCTTTCTTTGGCTGGTTCAATTCCAGCACTGTACACCATTTTCAATAAATAAGCATAGGAGGATTTTCTTATGCTTAAAAAAACAACAATGGCATTAGTTCTTTTATTATTGTCATCATGTGATTCAACTAATAAGGTTGGAACAGACGGTTATTCCTTTGGGGATAAACAATACGAAAAGAATGAAGTCACCATTAAAGTAGTAGCATATAAGACACAAAACGATCTGTTGGATGTTGCAAAAACTAAGGGTATTAGTAGTCCAGATGTAGTGGCCTTTAGTGTTTTACGTCCGCCATTTGATGTTTGCACAGTACATATGATTGATCCTGCTGTTCGTTATGAACCAGAATTTGTGGGTCATGAATTTTTGCACTGTGTCTATGGTCAATGGCATACAAGCAATGACGATAGATCATAAAGAATAGGGGTGCGCGGCGCAGTTGGAGAGGCGCCTCAGACTGTAAATCTGATCTCGCAAGAGTGAGTTGGTTCGAATCCATCCGCACCCACCAGATTTGATGCCCCTTCGTCTAAAGGTAGGACATCAGATAATTATAAATAGGATATGCGCAATAAAAAAGAGTATTATCCTATGATAGTATATGTAGTCTATAAAATAACAAATATCATAAATCAAAATATATACATTGGTATACATAAAACTAACGATATATGTGATAATTATTATGGTAGTGGAAAACTGATACGGGCTGCTATTAAAAAGCATGGCAAGGATAATTTTGTAAAAGAAATACTCCACATATGCGATACTCTTGACTCTGCGCTACTTCTTGAGAAAGAGATAGTGAATGAAGACTTCACAAAACGTAGAGATACGTATAATATAGCAGTCGGTGGTGGACTTGGTGGAAAAACTCTTAATGGGTTGACTTTTGTAAATAGAACACACACCGAAGAAACTAAAAATAAACTACGTAATATTCGTTTAGGTAAGTCGTTTATTACTGATGAAGGTCGTAAAAAAATTATTCATAACAATATGAATAATGAAGAACGAAAACAAAAGATAAGTAATTGTTTGGCTGGCCGGGTGTTGTCTGAAAGTCATAAAAATAACATTAAAAAATCTATGCTTAACAGACCTCCAGAAAATATTCCACGAGGATACAAGAGGAATAATAGTCAAAAGTGGATCAATAATGGAATTATTAGTACTAGAATAAATGTGGCTGATGAAATTCCATTAGGGTTTACAAAAGGCAGAAAATAATTTTATTGCGCAGTGGTGGAATTGGTAGTCACGCCGGATTTTGATTCCGGTGCCCTTGGCGTGAAGGTTCGAGCCCTTCCTGCGCACCCAAAAATTATTTTTCAGTCAGCGCATTTTGTTGTGTACAAATAAAGCAAAATATCGTAGAGTGAATAATAACGAATGCAGTTCTTTGAAATTTTGTATATATAGTACACCAATCGGGGAGTAGCTCAGGTGGTAGAGCGCGCGGTTTGGGACCGCGAGGTCGTAGGTTCGATCCCTATCTCCCCGACCAAGACTTATTAGATGAATCCAGTTGGATGGCGTATGCGCCGGCCGGCCGGAAACATTAGAAACGTGTGGCGACCTTGACGGGAAACTGGATTCATCTAATAAGTCGTACGAAGGAAGCCCTCGTCGCTGATGGGCAAGGAGTATCAGAAGCGGTTCTCACCTTCGTTTAAATTTTGCCGGTATAGCTCAGATGGTAGAGCAGTTGCCTTGTAAGCATCAGGTCCGGGGTTCGATTCCTCGTGCCGGCACCAGAATTATCCAGCTTTCTAGATACGCTGGAGAGACCTAGCAAGGCCAACAGAGGGGAAACCTTGCGAATATCGGATTGCTGACCTCAATAGCTAAAGGGCTAAACCGATAAGGTGTAAGGAATAAGCAGTTCCGGCTGCTGAACCAATGTGACAACGCGGACTGAAAAATCCGATGGGTGCAACATTGAAAACAAACCGGACAGTTTCGATGCGGTAGTTCAGCGGTAGAACGGTGGTCTCATAAGCCACAAGTCGGTGGTTCAATTCCATCCTGCATCACCAATATTATAGAGACTATTATAATTGATAGATATATAAAAGACAAATGGGGCACCTGAGTGGGTGCAGACTCTGCCCTTGCACGGCGGAAGACGGGGTTCGACTCCCCGGTGCTCCACCAAATATAGGCTCCTATCCGTTTAGCGTACTAACCTGAATTAACAGGTAGCTTCTAAAAGGTCCTAGGAAACATTTTAGATGGGAGCCATCATATAACGCGGATGTGGCGGAATTGGTAGACGCCCTGGTTTTAGGTACCAGTATCGAAAGGTGTGGGGGTTCGAGTCCCTTCATCCGCACCATGCCCGGTTAGCTCAGCGGTAGAGCATTATAAATTTATAAATAACTTAGTAATTGAGCTAAGGAGTTTATATGCATAAGTGTGAAACATGTGACAAAGAATTTGATAGTCATCGCAAACTAAATGGGCATAAAAGCGTACATCGTGAAGGTGGAAGGTATTCTGTTTCACGTAGAACTAAAGAATCCATATCGTGTCCAAACTGTAAAACTTTGACATTTAATGCTAAATATTGTAGTAATAAATGTCAACATGAACATGAATGGAAAGAACGGTTTAATCAAATACAATCCGGTGAAGTTCTTGCTGAACAACATATGAAACGTTATTTGTTTGAAACGCGCGGTGAATGTTGTGCGGAGTGTGGTATAGGTTCTGAATGGAATAATAAACCTCTTACTTTGCAGATGGATCATATAGATGGAAATAGTGATAATAATTTACTAGACAATTTACAAATTCTGTGTCCCAATTGCCATACACAGACACATACATGGTGTGGTAGAAATAAGAAGAATACTAAACGCAATAAGTATAATAGAATTTATAGATCACGGGTCCTTAACTCAGTTGGTAGAGTGCATCCTTTACACGGATGAAGTCGGCGGTTCGAACCCGTCAGGACCTACCATATTTCCGGTCGGCGGTTCAATCCCGTCACCGGGTACCAGTTCACTCCCGTAGCTCAACTGGATAGAGCACTCGCCTACGAAGCGAAAGGTTGCAGGCTCGAATCCTGCCGGGAGTACCAAAAATAGTTATGTACATTATATGATATATAGTGTAGGATAAGAGAATAAGAGTTTTTCCGTGTGGGGGAATGGTAGACCCAGTTGACTGTTAATCAACCGCGCAAGCATTGTAGGTTCGAGTCCTACCACGGAAGCATAGAGTCCAAGTAAATTATAAATAGGCAAATAAGACCTACTATAATTTACTTGGACTATAAACATGAAGTATACGATATATAAAATAACTAATAAAATTGATGGTAAGATCTACATTGGTAAACATCAGACGAATAATCTAGATGATTGTTATATGGGATCCGGTAAGATACTCCGTAGAGCCCAAAAGAAACATGGTCTAGAAAACTTTGTCAAAGAGATTCTTCACGTATTTGATACTGAAGATGAGATGAATGCCAAAGAGAAAGAGTTGGTAACTGAAGAGTTTTGTTTACATGAAGATACATATAATCTGTGTGTCGGTGGGCATGGTGGATTTAGTCATATAAATCGTGCTGGTTTAAATGTCTATGGTAAAAATGGTCAGTCTGGTTATGGTTTAGAAAATCTAAAAGATTGGACAGGAATTCCGCTAGCTGATGAAACCAAGAAAAAGATAAGTGATGCACTTATTGGTAAACAAACTTGGTGGATCGGTAAAACACATTCTGAAGAAACAAAACATAAAATTGGATTGGCCAATTCTGAATCTCAACTAGGAAGTAGAAATTCTCAATTTGGAAGTTTTTGGATTACCAACGGTTCAGAAAATAAAAAGGTAAAAGGTGTGTGCAATATACCAGAAGGATGGTATAAGGGTAGAGTAACAAAATAGTTTTAGTGGCTGGATATCTTTACGGGTAATGCCGGTCTCCATAAGTCCACGGGTCCTCGGCACGACAAAAAACTGCCGGCCAATTTTTCGCCCTTGATCTGGGACACGCATACTAAGTCGTGCAATTAGACTAAGATCCGGCTCCGAGGCCGGCACGTGGGGGCGGATCCCACAGGGTGATCATAGTGGAAGGAACGCCGGTCGACAGGGTCATGTTCCAAGGCGCAACATGTCGGGACTTTTCTCTCGCACGCTGAACCACTACGAGATCAACCTCGACGGAGGTTGTAAGAAGTGTGACTGAACAATCCCCTTGTCAGTGGGGATAAAGTAGACTCGGTGGGTGGTCCCCTCCGTAACCAGGAACGAGTCGTTGGCCGAGATTACCGATAGTAATTGACTGGGTCTTAGAGGTATAACTGAATCCTCTCACTTCGCTTTATAAATATCCTGAAAGGGATATATCCGTATGCAAACACTCAAACAGTTCCTAGAAGCAGTTCGACATGGTGAGAATCGTTGTACCGCAGTGACCTGTAATGCTATCGCCTCCCATCATGGTATTGAGGCGGCCAAGGTAGGTCCTGAACACAATCTTCGAGCTGGTGCTGATCTCTACCAGCATCTCAAGAAGCACGGTCTAAAGGCAAAGGGATGGGGTGATGAACACGCAGGCAAGTCTGTCAAGCAATTCGTCAAAGAACATCCTACTGGTTCTCATTATATTGCTACCCGCGGTCATGCGATGGCTGTGGTTGATGGTAAGTTGCATGACTCTAGTGGTCGTGGCGCAGATGGTAGGAAGATTCAATCTTCTTGGGAATTTACAAAATAGGTTTAATGCGGGATTGGTATATGGGTTGTGCCCCAGCCTTCCAAGCTGTAGAAACGAGTTCGAGTCTCGTATCCCGCTCCAATTTTTAAGAGGTTATTATGTGGCGTATTTGGTGCAAAGCTTTAGGTGAAAAAGCAACATCATGTGATCGTGAATCTGATAGAGTCGCAGTTATACGAACTATCATACTTTTTGTGTATATGTTAACTAACTTTGTTATTATGGCTGGTGTATTTAGACACTGGTATGATTGAGGATCTTATAATGGCTAAAAGAAATCAACTGATCTCTGTGGTTGCCGGTACTGCACTTGTAGGCATTGCTGCCTATCTTGGGTATCGGGTATATAAGAAGATTGATACATTTGATCTCGGTGATATATCATGGGAGGATATCGATGACATCTACCACTATCGTCACAAGACGAATAGCGAAGGCCCAAAGGGCCATGAATAACGCACAAAATCCAAAATTTAAAGAATACTGGCAGCGGGTTATCGACCAACTGTCAGAAGGCCATGGCGGTTGAGCCTCATCAACCGTCGATTAACAACAAAAGGTGAATATATGAAAAAGTCTATCCTGACACTTACTGCAGTGACTCTTGCTTCGATTGCTGCTCCTGCTATGGCCGGAAGCGTAACCGGTGAAGTTAGATTTGCTGACGTACGTGAAGGCAATCCTGACTCGACCGAGTACAAGGTCGAATATTCTGACTCGCTAAATTCGTTTTTGAATTTTGGCGGTGAACTTCAGGTGAAGCAGCGGGAAAATCATGGTTCTGTGGATTCGAAGATCTCTGTAAAGCTTGGTCCCAAGACTCCAGATGTTCTCGGCTTTAGTACTGCGACTTATGGTGAAGTTGGTCGTGCTTTGAAGGCAGGTACCGATACTGATTTTTGGGGTGCTGGTGTAAAGGTTAGCCGTCCACTTATCGGTCCTGTTTCGGTCAACGCTGGTTATCGTCATCGTCAGGGATTTCAGTCTGCTGATCTCCTCAACGAAGAACGCCTGAATGCTGGTCTCAGTCTGAAGGTCAGTTCGAAGGTTGCAGTTGGTACTACGTACTACCGTACGCGTGGTACATCTGATTCGGATGCAATTGGTATTAATATCACCCGTTCGTTCTAATCATCTTTTCGAAAAAAAATGCGGTTGGGTTCGTCCTGGCCGCATTTTTTTATGTACAATATATGCAAACGGCTGTAGGATGGTATTAACAAAGCAACAAAGGAAAGTTTCGAAATGATCAAGGTTTACCAAATCGTTCTCACCGATGCTGAAATCGATGCCATCAACCATGGTGAAGAAACCGAAAAGACGAAGGCTTACTTCGATCGTTCGTTCGAACGTACCTTCAAGGCTGAGAACTTCAAGCATTATACCCACGTTGCTACTGTTGATACCAACAGCATGGAAGAAGCCTTCGAGTCGATGAACCTGTGGAACAACGATAAGGTGACCAAGGTGGTTCGTGCAGTTTCTTCGATGTCGGTTGGTGATATCCTCGAGTATAACGGCCAACTTCATCGTTGCGCTTCGTTTGGTTTCACGGCTCTTGAAATTTGAGCCATTGACTAAAATAGGTATGTACATTAATCCATTCTTATGATAGGATGGTCCTATGATGATGAAGGATGATAATATGAAAATCAATATCATAGGCATGGTCGGCAAGCGCAAGCAAAAGGTTGAACTCGAAGCTGCTGCTCGGTTCTTTGCCGCCAAGTTGATGGATCCGCGGATGGTCCGCAATCTTGAACTTGATATTGATGTCATTAGTGATCTGGATGTTGATGGTGAATGTGTTGATGAAGATGGCGTTCGCAATCCACGGTTCTTCACAATTGGCCTCAAGCGCCAAGATATCAATGAGATGATTAAGGTACTTGCCCACGAAATGGTGCATGTCAAACAGCACGCCAAAAATGAATTGGTAAGTGGTGTTATGATTGCTACACGTGGTGGTCTTAAGATGTCTTCGAAGTGGATGGGTGAAGTCTGGAAGCCTAAGGCAAAAGAATGCCCTTACTACGATTCGCCGTGGGAGATCGAAGCCTACGGTCGTGAAGTTGGTTTGTTTCAAAAATGGATTGCACACAGTGCTTAAGTGGATTGCAACCTCAGCTATCGTTATGGCGACAATTTGTAGGTCATTCGATTACCATATCGCTGATCTTGTAATTGGTGGTATCGGTACGGCAATGTGGTCCTATGTTGCTTATCAAATGAAGGATAAACCGCTATTTGTTGTTAATGCCTTCTGTCTCGGAATTTTAATCTATGGAGTTGTGAAATGAAGAACTTTGCTAAAACAGTTTGTGATGTTGTGTTCAGCTTTGGTACGCTCATTGTCATCTTCTGCGTTGCGATCTTTACTCTCATCGCCTTGGCCGATACTCGAGATCGCCAGCAAAATCAGTTCTGCTACTCTCAGAACCTGGTTCGTGTTAAGACTGATGCAGGTTTCCGGTGTGTTGCTCCTGCAGCATTGGTAGCAATCAAGTAATGGGTGATCGTGTAGGTATCGTTGCCAGTTGTTTTGATCTGTTCCATGCCGGTCACATCCTGATGCTCACAGAGGCTAAGATCGATTGTGACCGGCTGGTTGTGGCACTACAGTCAGATCCGACTCTTGATCGACCTGAAAAGAACAAGCCTATTCAGGGATTGTCTGAGCGATACATCCAACTCGCAGCATGTAAGTATGTTGATGAGATTATTCCGTATGATACGGAAGCCGACCTACTCAATCTGCTTAAGAGTTATGATTGGGGTGTTCGTTTCTTGGGTATGGACTACTGGGGTCGAGACGACTTCACGGGTGCAGATCTGGATATTCCTATCCACTACTGTTCACGCAAGCACGACTACAGTTCGTCAAACCTTCGTGCAAAGATCGAACAGGCCAGTGCAACAGCGGCAAATGTAGGTCGAGTCAAGTAACGCGTATAAATAAACCGTCACGCCTAATGGGTGACATAATCTAAATCTCGCTTAATAGGAGAATACATATGGCTGGTTGGGACTTCAATCATAATTTTATGCCAAAAGAACTTGATAAGTTTTTTGTTGGATTTGATCCACTCGTAAAAAAACTATCAGAAGCTGCAGAGCAATCTGTAAAGCTCACACAAAATTACCCTCCCTACAATATCAAGAAGGTAGATGAGAATCGCTACGTCATTGAATTGGCTGTAGCTGGATTCGGTAAGCAAGATATCGAACTCGAACTCGAGGATGGTAAGCTTATCATCAAGGGTAATACACAACAAGACTATCGTGAAGACAATGGCGAATACGCTTTCCCAGAGTTCCTGTACAAGGGTCTGGCGATGCGTCCATTCACCCGTCAATTCACTCTTGCTGATAATGTCGAGATCAAAAGTGCAGATCTGCTCAACGGCATTCTGAAGATCTGGCTTGAAGCTCTGACACCAGAGCATAACAAGGTCAAGATCGAAATCAATGATCTAGATGTAAAGGCAAGCAAATGAGTAAATTGGCTGCAACCTTTTCAGACCCAAATATCCCAACCGTGGTGAAGGTCACCAGAGCAGGCAATGTTGCACTTCTTGCAACATGTATCGCCGTGTTCTATATGATTCTGTCAATATGATGTGGCCATATACGGATGAAGAATGGGATTATATTAGTTAATCCAACAGGGGAACAGGGAGGGAAACCTCCCTGTTTTCAGTTACCCCCAATTAGCATATTTTTGTGTTTTAGCAATACGATCATCTAGGCCAATAGTTCCACCATTCACGCGCTTGGATATAGTAGTGATGGTAGCAACATCGACACCCTTATCCGCAATGGCGAATAGTTTATTTTTATTGAAAAAGAAAAGGGCCGATTCGAATGCCAACTCGCCAGCAACAAGATCAGGATTTGTTAGTACGTCGGGCCGCCGAACCGCGTCGGCAAAAGCTTCATAATTACCTTTCCCGGTTAACTGAATCGGACCCCGACCACGAAACTTCCAACCATCTCCAGAAGCTTCTGGGCCGTTCCCCATCCGACTAGCATATACTTTGTTAGCAATCTTTTCTGGATTGCGAGCGTATCCTGCAGTCGATGCGATCGTAGGAAAGTACTTATGGAATGTTCCTATTAGTCCCTTATCAGAATAGTTAAGGTTTTCTGAAAACACCGTAAAGTTGCCGGACTCGTGTGCACACTGGCCGAAGAAATGTGCACACTGATTTGTTGTCAGTTTAAAGTAGGCACGAGCTGCTTTATAAGTACCCGGTCCCCAAACACCGTCTGCTGTGACGCCACATTTTGTTTGAAGCAATACCAGTGGATTCATTATTTGTTCCTTTTATATGTACAATATTGCCAACCTGTGTTATACTTAATATTGGTCACAAGGAGTCACCATGAAATTCTATACTAATATCACACGGCACAAAGGCAATATTCTTGTTCGTGGTATCGAAAACAACAAACCGTTTCAGTTCTCTACCAAGTATAAGCCGTACTTATTTATTCCTTCTAATAAGCAAAGCGAGTATACCAACCTCAAAGGTGAGTATGTTGGCCGCGTAGATTTTGACTCGATGTATGAGGCGCGTGAGTTCCTCAAGCAATACGAGAATGTGAGCGGCATGAGCATCTATGGCCTCAGTGATTTCCAGTATCTGTACATCTATGACAACTACAAGGGCCAGATCAGGTATGATCCGGCTCAGATATCAGTGTGTTCGATCGATATTGAAACTGCCATTGATGGCGGTTTCCCGGATATCGTGTCGGCTCAGAATGAGATCACAGCTATTACCATCGGCCGCAACGGCAAGAAGATTTCCTTTGGTTGTGGTGAATACAAGGAGCATAAACCGAATGTTACATATTTCAAATGCAAAGACGAGGCTGCACTCTTGGAGTCTTTTCTCGGAGTCTGGGAAGGACCAGAGTTTAACCCTGACGTGGTCACGGGTTGGAACATCGAGTTCTTCGACATTCCGTACATCATCAATCGCATCAAACG